GACAAATATCCAAAGAGTTAATTATGAGTACAATCGCAGTCAATGCAATTACTGATGCTAACGGTGGTAACACTACAAGTATTAATAACACCACACCTAATGCGTATAACACAGTTGGCAAGAACTTAATCATTAACGGTGCGATGCAGATTGCACAGCGTGGTACAAGTACGACTGGTGTTACTACTGCTGGTTATTTTGCTTGTGATAGGTTTTATTATTATGTTGATTCAATAGGAACTTGGACTGTTTCTCAAGATACAGACGCTCCTGACGGCTTTGGAAACTCATTAAAAATTTCTTGTACAACAGCAGATGCTAGTCCAGCAGTAGGCGATAGAGCTATTCTTCAACACAGAATTGAAGGACAGTTTTTACAACATTTAGCTAAAGGTACTACATCTGCTAAAAAAGTTACATTATCTTTTTGGATGAAATCTAATAAGACTGGCAATATGCAAGTCAATCTTTATGATAATGATAACGATAGATTTGTCAGTGGAACAGTTACAGTCAATGCGTCTGCCACTTGGGAAAAGAAAACTATTACTTTTGTTGGTGATACTGTTAGTGGTTATGATAACGATAATGCTGCATCTTTACTGATTGAATGGTGGATAGACTCAGGTACAACATGGACTAGCGGAACAGCACCAACAACTTGGCAAGCTAATTCTTCAGGCGACAGAAATGCTGGAGGTACTTTAGCACTTGCAGACTCAACATCTAACTACATTAATATCACAGGAGTCCAGCTAGAGGTTGGTGAGTCAGCTACTGAGTTTGAGCATCGTCCTTATACTACTGAGTTACAGTTGTGTCAGAGGTATTATTGGAGGCAATATTTTTCTGGTGCTAATGTAATTTATGATCGTGTTTATTGGAACGGTGCTGGCAACAACGCTATTTTTAATTTTCCGGCTCCTGCTGGTATGAGAATTAATGCGGCAACTGTTACTTGCAGTCCTACCACTAACGGAACAGGTGTAACTTTTACTTACCATCCACATGGTAACATAATCGTGTATAGAGTTAGTGCCTCTGGTGATAATTATTTGTATGCACAAGATTTATCTATAAATGCGGAGTTATAAATGTACAAATTAATTAATCAGGTTTTAAATCCAGATAACACTGTTGCAATACCAGCAATGGTAAAACGAACAACAGATAGTTCATTTATCCCATTTGACGAAGCAAACACAGACTATCAAGAATACTTAGAGTGGTTAGCTGAGGGCAATACACCGGAGCCAGCAGATGGCTAAGTTAAAGTTAGAACACGTTAGACCGATCCCTAAACGATCTAAGATGAGTAAGCGTAAGAAGAAAGCACAGATCGCTAAGAAAAGTAGGAATCAAAAGAAACAGTTATTCAGATGAAGAACTTTGACCTAGCCACACTGTTAGCAGGAATCATACCAGTTATGCTGGCTGCAATGTGGTGGGTGATAAGTAATGTCAATGAGTTAAGAGGTGACATCCAGTTGCTTCAAGCTAACATGATGATGTTGGTAGATCCACAGGGACAGATCATTCCTAGTCCTGGTAATGCTTTTGCAAGACAGGAACTAAAAGAAGAGATCATCGAAAGACTTGCAGATTTACACGTTAGATTAAGACTGATAGAGGAAAGCAATGCCCACAAAGAAGGACAGTAGACTAGCAAGAGCAGGTGTATCAGGTTACAACAAACCTAAGCGTACACCAAGCCACCCTACTAAGTCACACGTTGTTGTAGCTAAAGAAGGTGACAAGGTTAAGACTATTCGGTTTGGACAGCAAGGAGTTACTGGTGACAGACAACCTACTGCTAGACAAAAATCATTCAAGGCTCGTCATGCTAAGAATATAGCCAAAGGCAAGATGAGTGCAGCTTACTGGGCAGACAAGGTGAAATGGTAATGAAACAAGGATTATACGCAAACATCAATAAGCGCAAGAAGGCTGGTACTTCTCGTCCTAAATCTAAAAGCACTGTTAGTCCTGAGGCTTATGCCAACATGAAGAAGGGCTTTCCTAAAAAGAAAAAGAAGGCAAAGTAATGGATGACTTAAATAAACAGATAGGTAGGCTTGAGGCTAACGTAGAGCAACTACAGATGCAGATGGTAGAACTACGTCAGGATGTTAAAGATATGTCTGCTGTTGTCACCAAGTGGAAAGGTGCTGGTGCTTTACTGTTAATTCTTGGTGCATCGTTGGGGTGGTTAGTAGATGCTATTGCTAAAAGATTATAGAAAGTACTTGACTTTTCTAGCGTTTTGTGGTATAACGATGCTACAGGGATGCTCCGCTTTGAGTGCAGCAAAAGCTATATTACCAGGTAAATCTGGTACTAATGTTAATGCTAATGCTCAGGTAGGTAAAGAGAATACACAGCAACTCGTAGGTAAGCAAGAGAACACCAAGATTGAGGGTGAGAATGTTAATGTCAATCAGACAAAGAAAGAGACTGATACCAGCATTAACACATCAAAAGTAGATAGCCTAATACAGAATAACACAAATGTACCTTTATGGTATTTATTGTTGTTGGTATTAGGGTGGTTACTTCCTAGCCCACAAGAGATATGGAATGGGTTTGTTGGATCAATAGAAAGAATAATACATGGCTCGAACAATAAGCGTAGCAAAAACACTAGGACCAAGTAGTACTCCTGCTGCTAATATCAAGCAAGTATTGTTCACTGTTCCAGCAAAGAATACAGGTTTGTGGCTAGTTAAATATATTATTAGTCTTGATGGTAATGAGACACCTAAAGTTTATTGGTACGATTCTTCAGAAAATCAAGAGTATTTAATAGTTGCAGGTAAAAACTTAGGTACGGGTGACAGTATTTTATTGGATGGTCAAGCTGCTGTTGCAATGCAAGAAAATGACGAGATTAGGATACAAAACTCAGGTACTACTTATTCTGTAACTTATTTAGCAACAATAGAACTAAGACCAGCAGAAGCAATACAATTTCATTCATAGGAGCTAATCAATGCCAGCATTTAAAACTTGTCCTACTTGTCCTTACCCTAAGAAATGTAAAGCTGCTGGTAAGTGTTTACGAAAAGCTATGAGAAAGACTAAGAAGTAATGCCACTAAAGAAAGGCAAAAAGAACGTAGGTTCTAACATCAAGAAGCTAAAGAAGGAAGGCTACCCACAGAAACAGGCGGTAGCTATTGCCTTATCTACAGCTAGGAAGAAGAAGAAATGAATTACTTAGAACTTGTCAATGACGTACTAGTAAGGCTTAGAGAAAGTGAAGTAACTGCTGTTACTGACACACCTTACTCTAAACTTATTGGTAAGTACGTTAACGATGCTAAACGAATAGTAGAAGATAGTTATCAGTGGAACGCATTGTCTGAAACATTAACGGTTACTACTGCTAATGATTTGTTTAACTACGTTATGACAGGATCTGGTCAAAGGTTTAGAGTCATTGACGTTATTAACAGTGAAGATAATGTGTTCCTAGAGTACATGCCTTTTAGCAAAATGAACAACTTGTTCTTGAATCAGACACCACAAAAAGGTTCACCAATGTACTACAACTTTAATGGTGTAGATACTAATGGTGATACACAGGTAGACATTTATCCTATTCCTGATGGTATATACAATGTGTTCTTTAACATCTATAAACCACAAGCATCTTTGTCATTAAACTCAGATCAATTAGATGTACCTACAGAACCAGTCATTAAGTATGCTTATGCGTTTGCTGTAGCAGAGCGTGGTGAAGATGGTGGATTATTAGCACAAGAAGCTACTACACTAGCAGACCAGTCACTAGCAGATCATATTGCTATGGAGAATGGTAGGTATCGTGATGAATACGTTTGGCATGCATCGTAATGGCTAAACCGTTACAGACATCAACTATATCAGCACCAGGTTTTCTTGGTGTCAATACACAGGAAAGCAGTGTTGATCTTGCGTCTGGTTATGCACTAGAAGCATATAACTGTGTCATAGATAAGTTTGGTCGTATTGGTGCTAGACGAGGATGGCAGAAACAAAATGCTTCTACTAATGCAGACTTATTAACAAACGATATTGAGTTCTTGTTTGAGTTACCAGAAACATCTACTGTACTAGCAGGAGGTAATAATAAGTTATTTAGTTTTGCTAGTGGAACGATAACAACTGAGTCAGTGTATGACAATGCAGGAACGTCTACGAT